CGGCAATGAAGTAAGCCTCATGCTTCAGATTACCGACCTCAGTTTGAAGCAACAAGGCATCGTGCGTAATGCTGCCTCCGAGCTGTATGGCGACTAGGTTTCCATAACTCAGAAATCAACACTTACACTTCGCGCCATGGCTAACGAAAACTTCGACTTTGATGACGTCACTGCACAAGAGAAATTGCGTGCGGAAACTGCTGAGAAAGCACGTCGTCGTGCGCGTGAAGAAATATCCGATCTGCAGATCGTCATGAAAACGCCGCAAGGCCGTCGCGTGATGTACGGGATCTTAGCGCGGTCGGGGTTGTATCGATCCTGCTTCAACAGTAATGCATTGAACATGGCCTTTAACGAAGGCTTGCGTGAAAGCGGTTTAGTCCTGGTCAAGTTGCTGACCGATCACTGCTATCACCACTACCAACTAATGATGAAGGAAGGCATTGAAAATGTCTGACACACAGAATACTGATCCAAGTGCGAACACACAAACTAGCACGGGGACCACACCAGCTGCCGAACCTGTTGCATCAGGAGCACTCCTGTCTGCAGATCCGGCAGCGACTTCGCAGCAAGTGCCTGAAGGCCAGACCGTCACCGACCCTGTCGCTGAACCGGCTGATCCTAACGCAACAACAGAAGAGCCAATCGAATCCATCGTTGGTGCTCCGGAGGCTTACGAATTTACTCCCCCAGAAGGAAGCAAGTTCGACGAAGAAGTGATCGGAACATTCTCTGCTGTCGCCAAAGAATTAGACCTGTCCCAAGGTGCTGCGCAGAAGATTCTCGATGCTATTGCACCAAAAGTTGCAGAGCGTTTTATGGCTAACCAGTTGGAAGCGATCAAAACGCTCCACGGTGAATGGGTCACCCAAGTCAAGAACGATAAAGAACTCGGTGGCGATAACCTTGAACAGAATCTTGCGGTAGCCGAAAAAGCCTTGACCGCTTTTGGTACACCGGAGTTGCGCAAGTTGCTCGGCAATTACGATCCGCAATCAAACCCTAAGGGCACTGGAATGGGAAACCATCCCGAGTTGATCCGTGCGTTCGTTGCGATCGGAAAAGCTATCAGCGAGGACACCCCTGTCTCTGGAGGTAAGCAGCCAACTAAAGGCGAGATCTCTGCAGCCAAGGCCCTCTATCCCGATCAAACTGCATAATATCAAGGAGCTATAAATGGCAACTCTTACTATCGGCGCACTGACCCTAGCAGACTGGGCAAAGCGTTTAGACCCTAGCGGCAAAGTCCCTGTTGTGGCTGAGCTTTTGTCTCAATCCAATGAGATTTTAGAAGACGCTGTTTTCCAAGAAGGCAACTTGCCGACTGGTCACCGCGTGACAATCCGTACCGGCTTACCTGCTGTGTACTGGCGCTCACTGAACCAAGGTGTGCCATCCAGCAAATCCACCACTGCACAAGCCGATGAAGCCATCGGTATGCTCGAAGCGTACTGCCGTGTGGATAAAGACTTGGCCGAACTGAATGGCAATACTGCCGAGTTCCGCTTGTCGGAAGATACGGCGTTTTTAGAAGCGATGAACCAAACCCAAGCGCAGACCATGTTCTACGGCAATCCAGCTGTTGACCAACGTCAGTATCTTGGCTTCGCACCGCGCTTCGGTACGATCTCTGGTGCAGGTAACGCACAAAACATTTTGGATGCTGGCGGTACCGCAACCAATAATACGTCAATCTGGTTAATCCTCTGGGGCGAAAACACAGTCTTCTGCGTATTCCCTAAGGGTGCGAAGGCTGGTTTGACTCACGAAGATATGGGCGTGTTGACTGTCTATGACGCCAACAACAACCCATACCAAGCGTACCAAACTCACTACCAATGGAAAAATGGCTTGGTCGTAAAAGACTGGCGCTATGTAGTTCGCATCTGCAACATCAACACAACCAACTTAGTAGCCAATACTGCGGCCGCTGATTTGATCGCGTTAATGTCGCGTGCATTAGATCGTATTCCAAACTGGGGAATGGGTCGCGCAGCGTTCTACATGAACCGCACTGTTTACTCGATCCTGCGCTTACAAGCATTGCAAAAATCAAACTTTGCCTTGGCTGTTACCAAAGCGCTGAATCAGTTCGGTACCGCCATGTCATGGTTGGACTTCGAGGGTGTGCCACTGCGTCGCGTTGACCAGTTGCTCAATACCGAAGCTCGCGTCGTTTAATCAGTAGCTTATCCCAGGAGATTTTCAATCATGATGGTAGATGCAGCCTTAGCTTTAGCCGGCTCGATTGTCGGCAACACAGTCACCCCAGCGAACATGTTCGCTTCGGGTGCCACCGTAACTTCACCTAACGTCATCGACTTATCGTCCGGCTATGCGCCGAACGGTATCGGTGCGGCACAGACTCGCGATCTTGGCGGTGGTAATGATTTAGCCAAATTGCGCGTTGCGATTATTACTGCGTATACCGGTGGTACTTCGGTGCAGTTTAACTTGGTCGCTGCAGACGATGCGG